ATTTCTGTTTCGTTCTGCTCTTTGCAAAGCAACTACTAAATCTTGACCTCTTAAAACAAACTCTCCTTGCATTGCACCACCACTATTTCCTAACATACCTTCTAATTTATTTAATGGTGCTATAACTTCAGGGTTTGATCTTGCACCAGGATATTCTCCAACTAAAGCATTTGTAGGACCTGAATATATACCTCCTTTTGCATTAGGTACTGGCGACATCATACTACCCATACCACTTAATGCGGCAAAAACTGTTCTAAAATTTAAACCAAAAATCGCACCTATTATAGCCGACAATGCTGCTGCTACTAATAATCTTTTAATTAATGCTTCAAGTTGTTGCCCTATTTTTTTAAAAGCATTCTCACCCTCACCTAAATTAGCAAAAGCATCTACTAAGGTTGTACCAATAGTAGTTGCAAAAGACATTATCATGTCATTGTTTTTCTTTAATTCTTCAGCTAATGGTATTATTGCATTTTCTTTAAAATCAGTAATTTTTTGAGTTATAGTTTGCATAGATGTTGAAAAGCCATTTGTAACCATTGTGCTTTTATCCATTACTTGTTGCCAAGTCAAACCATATTTTGCAGTTTCTGTCGATGCAGTATGTAAGGATTTTGGTAAATCATTATTTAAAAGACCTATAACAGTTTGCAAACCTGTTCCTAATTTAAATGGATTTATACCTAATAATCCACCTCCCATTGCTTCATCACCTGATTCTGTTGGGGTAGTTGTTGGTGTATCAAAAGTACCTTTTGGTTGTACTAAAGAAAAAGGTTGCCTACTTTGATTTTTACCTAATGCACCAATAAAGTCATTTTTTGCTATTGCATTTATATTGTTTTGCAATAGTTGTAATTCTGTATTAACTTTTTTAAGTGATAAAGGTTTGCCAATTATTCCCTCAATTAAATTTTTTGCATTGCTTATTTTAAGTGCCATCAAACCAACTAAAGCTGAAGTCAAAGCGATAATTATTACAGTTGTAGCTGATACCGCAGTTGCTATTGCGGTTGCTGCTGCTGCAAAAGCACCTAAAAGAATTAAAAGTGGAGGTATGACAATAGCTAAACCACTAATTAGTAGTGTTATTCTTTGTGTACTTGGTGATAATTTTTCAAATGATTTAACTAACTCTCCAATCTTTTTAGATAAAGCAGGAATACCCTCTTTTAAATTTAATGCTTCTGCTATTTCTTTACCAAGTGTTGCAAGTGCTATATTTACATTATCTTTTAATGTACTAAACAATCCCTCTAAAGTTTGTGAAAGAACCTTTAAACCATCGTTAAAACGACCTTGTGAACCTGTTGCAAACTCAAAACCATCTTGTAAAACTTTAAAAGATATTTTACCCTCTGATGCCATATCCATTATTTCACTCCTTGCAACTCCCATTGACTTTGAAAGTATATCAAGAATCGGCACACCATTGTTTATAAACTGCCTTAAATCCCTGGTCATTACTCTACCCTCTGCTGCTGCCTGACCAAATGCTACGGCTATACCTGTCAAATTACCACCTGAAACTGCTGCAACATCACCCAACATTTTAAGAGATTTAAAAGCATCATCTGATGTCTGCCCAAATCCCATTAACATATTGTTCACTCTTGTAAGTTCCTCTAATTGTAGAGGTGTTTCTGCACTAAATTTAACCAATCTTTCAAATGCTTTTGCACCCTCCTCTGCTGATCCATTTAATGTATTTAATGTAACTTGTAATCTTTCAAATTTAGCGGCTTGTCTTAAAGCTAATGTACCAACTGCAAGTAAAGGAAGTGATAACCTTGTGGACAACATTTTACCTGTCCTTGTAGCTTGTTGACTAAATTTCTCAATTTTACCCCTTGATTTATCAATATTAACATTGAACTGTGCAGTTTTTGCAATAAACTCGAATAATAATCTAAAATCATTGTTTGCCATAGTACAAAAATAACTATTTTTTATTCAACTTACTATTAATGAGTTCTTGATACTTTTCAAAATCTTCTCTCGATGTTTTAGCCGTATTTCTCTTTATGTTGTCTTGTGGTAATTCAAAGAGTTGGTGGGGTTTTATCATATCAGATTTCTTACCAACATTAACATTGTGAATCATTGTCGCAACAAAACGATGTTGTTCCCAAAGTGCATTTATTTGGATTACATAGGATTCCGACATAAGTTTGTTTTCCTTAAATGTATTAGTCCAAAAGTCGTTAGGATTAATACCACAATAACCAATGTAGAAATCGGTTATATCCTCCCAAGAAGTTTTATCGGTTATTTTTTTTTTGAATCAGTTTGTGGATTCCTATTTAAACCTGCATTTAAATCATTACCCAAGATTCGAGATTCTGTCATTGCCTTGATAATCTTCTCAATATCCTCTGAAGTAATATCTTCAAGCCAATTACCAACATCGAAATTATCATAGTCAATTTCTTTTTTGTTTTCTTGGTCGTAAGTTAAAATACCTGCATATACTATCGTAATGATAGCTTTAAGTGAGACACCTTTTTCAAAAATACCTCCAATTTCATCAAGAGAAACATTAAGCATATCCGTAAAGGTTGCCCAAAAGTTCATACTAAAGTGTAATGTACGATTCTTTCCTCCGATTTTAAGAGTGTAATAACCTCTTTGTTTTGTCATTTAAAATAGTTTACAATAACAAATATAGTAATTAGAATTTGAAAATCAAGTGTTAGTTTGTAGATTCTGTAATTGCACCAGTAACTGTGATTGTTCCTGAATAAGTAACTGCTTCTTCCATTGCACCACTTATTTCACAACTTGACATAAAACCCTCTCCACTGTATATCGTGTCGCCAGTAGCAGCAGTTCCAAATGTAAAATCTATTTTTTGTCTTGTAAGTAGTTTGTGTGCAATTTCTTTTCCACCATTAGCATCAGTATAATCAACTAAACCATCAAAAGATATTTCTGCTGATCTTAAACCTGCGATTGATTCTGAAAACCCTGCTGAATCTTTTGTAGTGGCAGCTGCCATATCGTTAGTAAATGAAATTGAACACGATGTAGTGTGTCCTATTGTAGCAGGTGATCCTGCATCATCTGCGATTTTGATTAAAAGGTTAGTACCATTGAAAACTGTTGAAGCCATAACTTATAATTTTTATACTACAAATATAATTAATTTTTGATTAATAATTTTCTAATGATATTATTCCAACCAGTTGTAAACCAACCATTGAAATTTCTGATCTTTTGTGCTAAATATTCAAATAATCTTGCCATAATTTATTTTTTATCGAATTTATCTAAAAGTTGTATAATTTTAATTACTGTATAAACCAACGTAGCTATTATTAAGAGTGCTTGTAGTGCTTCATTTATTTGTGACATACTTACTATATAAACTCCTATTCCTATTATTGTTGGTTTAAATCCTTCCATCTTAATTTATTTTTATTGCCTAGTAGATATATGTTCCATTATTTGCATTAAAATCACCGTGTGTATCACCTATTTGAAAACCTGTACTTGTTATTGTAAAGTTAGAATTATTACCTGTTTCTTCTGCACCACTTTCATTTGGTTCTAATGTGTTTGCAAACCCCCTAACACTATCAATTATTTTCCAATCTTCTACTGCATCATATCTTTTTATTAAAATCCAATCAGCTTGAAAACCTAAAGTTACTGATGGTCCTGTACTACTTCCATTTCCAGTATAGCTTCCAAATTTTTGATACCCTGCAACATCGTGGAAACAATAACTAATCATATCAATTCCTGAATTGTTAGATAAGTTTGATGTAAATGTTGAAGCACCAACTGCTGAATATCCTCCTGCATTACTTACTTGTGCATTTGCCAAATTAAGATACATAAATTTACCTGTACCCATTGCAGAATGATAAACATACCAATTATCAGTATCATTTGTTGCTTTAGTAATAATCATATTTGGTGCTGCTGATAAACCGTGTGGTACAGTAGTTCCTGTTGCAGGTATTTGTTCCCAATTAACAATACTAAATCCTGCATTAGCATTTGCACTAACTAATATTTCAGGTGGACCACCAAGTTCTAAATCATCATTTTGTGATGTACTCTCTGCATACAATTCAGCTACTCCAATATCAGATACTACTCCATTATATATTCTAACTTGGTCTATTAAACCATTGAAATTATCAGAAGAATTATTAGTTCTAAAATTACCAATTACAGATGTTGAGTCATTAACTGATGAACCTGATGAACTTAATTCAACAGTATCAACTTTTGAACCATTTAAATATGTTGTTAATGTTTTACCAGTAGGACTATAAGTCCATACAAGATGATGCCAAGTTTGTACTGCAATAGTTGAATCTGTATAATTTGATAAAGCAGTATTATGGTATGTACCACCAATTTGTCTTAATCCCTCTATTTTATATGTGTTTGCTGAAACATATCTTACATTAACTCTAAAAGGTGCTTCTGAACCACTTGAAGCAGAACCTGCACCAATTACTGTTTCATAACTTGTTGCACCTGAATTTAAGTATATCCAAGCAGAAACTGAAACTTCAGTATCTGTATTAGGTATTGGACTTCCTATTGCTATATTAGCACCGCTTGTACTAAAATCACCAGCTTTATTAAACTTACCACTTGAACTATATGTTACATTAGAAGCAGTACCATTATATGTTCCTGTTACATCATTTGCGTTGTCCTCAAATTTATATACTGCTTTAGCAGGTCCTCCAAAGATTGTCGGTTCGTTATCATCAGCTTTCCACGCCCAAGCAATATATTCGCTGTTTGTGCCATTTTTATTAGTATTATCGTGTGCAGTATATGTTAAATAATTACTGTTTA